TAATCCAGGTGTAATGAATTCGGTAGCTGTTTGCGCCCCTAAAAGCACAAACCAAAAAGTTTTACTAGAAGACATTGCTTTAATGACTGGAGCTAAAATGTTCACTGCCTCTAAGGGTGATAAACTCGAATTAGCTGAAATAGCGGATCTTGGCCGAGCAGAGAGATTTATATCATATCGAGAAGAATCAATAATAGTTTCCCCTAAAGGAAAGAAAAAAGATGTGAATGATGCAGTAATAAACCTTAAAATGGCTATCACTAATGAGAGTAATGAGAAAAATAGAAAAGAGATAGAAAATAGATTAGCGATGTTTACTAACACTCTGGCAGTAATTAAAGTTGGCGCCCCAACCGAAAATGAACAAAAAGCATTGCGATATAAAGTAGATGACGCAGTTAATTCCGTAAAATCCGCTTTTAAAAATGGAGTAGTGGCCGGTTCTGGTTTGTCTTTGTCTAATATAAAAACATCAAGCCCAATTCTAAATGAGGCTTTAAAATACCCAGCTCGTCAAATACGTGAAAATATGGGGATTGATGAAGATAATAACTTAGATGATGGCCAAGCTTTAAATGTGGTAACTGGAAAAAGAGGGCAATTTATGGAGGTGGGCGTAGTAGACTCAGCTGAAGTATTGATAGCTGGCGTTGAATCCGCTGTGTCGATAGCCTCAATTCTGTTAACGAGTTGCGGAATTATAGTGGAACATCAGAAAAAGACATCAGATGACTAACTTGCTATAATATAATAAATATGTTATACTGAAAATATGGAAAATATACTAATGACACTCAAAGTATTAATAGCGACTATCTCAACCACATTCATTACCTTATTTGGAACGGTTACCCCCGAAATTCAAGAAATACCACCTTTACCATTGGCGGAAGTCTCAATATCTCAAGAAATAAACCCAGAAATACCCCTAAATACCCCTGTAACGAAAGATATACCTAAAAACGACCTTGTGTCGGTCTATGAATTAGGAATGCAAATTGGGGCGATTCAGGAGCAAATTAGACAAATGGAAAAACAGGTAAAAAAAGAATCTGTAATAGAATCAGTTAAATCAGAACCAGCTTCGGTATCGGCGGTTAGTCTAACTCCAATAACAGAACCATTACAAACACAAAATCAAACAACAATTATGCCACAACCACAAATAGTGGAAGAAGTAAAAAAAGAAATACCAAAATCTCTCGCCTCAATAGAGGTTCTTAATAAGAATTTTGGTCAATATAGTGAATTTAGTCAGAAATATGAGATGATTGCTAAACCAGGTGCGGGAGAGAAAGGTGTAAATTACGATGATTCAAATAGTATAGCTATAGACTTCATAGTCAGAGATGACGAAGGTAAAATCAGAAGGGATATTCAGGTAAAAGTGACTGCCACCGATGAATCGCAAAATGAAACAATAAACGGAACTGGCGGTGTAAAACCAATTTATATAGATGGCGTAAAAACTCAAGTATCCGTCTACCAATTCTCTTATTATCTAAGAACTGCAGGTAAACATGTAATCACAATTACAACCGCAACTGGAACTACTAAAACAGTTGAATTAGAAGTATCTGAACCAATAGTAGAATAAAAAATATGGAAAAATCAAAAAAATTCTTGGAATTACTAATTCCTTTTCTTGTTAAAAATGAAGATGAAATTAAAATAGAGTCTCGTACCGATGAGTTAGGAGTTTTAATAACTCTAAAAGTATCTAAAGAAGATATGGGTAACATCATTGGTAAACAAGGCGCCACTGCCCAAGCTTTACGAACCTTACTTCGTATTGTCGGGATGTCTGAAAAATCAAGAGTAAATCTTAAAATAGAAGAACCCGATGAACATAATTGAAAAAAAAATTAGCGAGATAAAGCCGTACTTTAAAAATGCAAAAGAGCATTCTGATAAACAGATAAAAAAGATAGCGGACTCAATTAGTGAGTTTGGCTTTAACCAACCCATAGTGCTGGACAAAGACAATGTCATTATTGTAGGTCATGGTCGTTACATGGCCGCTCAATCTCTTGAAATGCAAACAGTGCCAACTATTACAATTGACCTTGACGAAGAACACGCCAAAGCCTATCGCTTGGCTGATAACAAACTAAATGAGAGTAACTGGGATATGGACATTGTGATTGAGGAGTTAAAAGGTTTATCGCTTGATATGATTGATTTGACTGGCTTTAATTCAAATCTCATTCTTGAATCTAAAGAAGATAATCCTGATTTAAGTATGGTGGGAAAACCTAGAAGTGAATTAGGCGACCTCTATGAATTGGGTCCACATAAACTTATCTGTGGGGATTCAACTGACCCAAAAACATATGAGAAATTACTCGGTAAAGAAAGACCACGACTTATATTCACTGATCCGCCATACAGTGTGGACTATCACTCAACTAAAGGCACGAGTAAGACTAAAGCAAGTTATGGTTACGAGAGTGATAAGTTTGGTGGAACTGGAGGTAGAATATTCAATGACGACAAAACACCCGAAGAGGCTATTATTTTTTATAAAGACATTCTAACTCAACTCTATAACTTCTCAACTGATGATGTGACTATCTACTGGTGGTACTCTAATTCATTATTTGATGTCAATATAAATGCTTGGAGACAAACAAACTGGCATTACTCACAAACGATATTCTGGCTCAAAGAACATATGGTATTCTCATGGGGACAGCTCTACCACCGAATATACGAACCATGTATGGTTGGTTGGAAATTAGGCCAGAAACATTATGTAAATGGTACGTTCGCTAATCTAACAGAGTTCTGGTCACTAGATAATAAAAGGATACTTGATCAGTTAGATTTATGGCAAGAAAAAAGAGATAAAACTAATGAATACATCCACCCTACCCAAAAACCAGTCAGACTGGCGGAGCGAGCCTTAAAACGATCAAGTGACAGAGATGATATAGTCCTAGATGCCTTCGGTGGCTCTGGCTCAACTCTTATTGCCTGCGATCAATTAGATAGAAGAGCAAGGTTAATCGAGCTAGACCCTAAATTCGTTGACGCAATAGTAACAAGATATTGTCAATATAAAGAGGACAATACGATTAAAAAGAATGGAGAAGTAATACAATGGATAGTATAAAATGGCAAGACCAACAAAAAAAGAACAATGGAGGAGAAATATAGGTTATGGAGTAACAAAATTTTCTGAAAGTGCTGTCAATAAGTTTGGCGAGGCATTTGCGATTGGCGCGACAGTCGGTGAGGCTTGTGATTATGCCGATGTTGCACCACAAACCTATTATAATTGGACTAAGAAAAATCCTGAACTTTTGGAGTATTTTCAAAGGATGCGAGAAAAACTACCTCTTAAAGCAAAACACAATATTGCTCAAGCGATTCATGCTAACAACTTATCATTCTCTCAATGGCTAGTAGAGCGACAACAACCAGAGTTATATGGTGAAACTTTAAAGATGCAACACACTGAAATTAAAGGTGATACTCCACACGAAGAAGATATAGAAGCGACTGAATTATTTCATAAAACAATTAAAGAAAATATGCGAAAAAGGCGAATGGAAAAAGCTAAACAAGACGGAGAAATAAAATGAAAATAGTACACGAACAACCGCCAATACTGCAAGCGATAATAGACCACGGCTTACATCCTCACAGTGGAACTATCTACACCTATGGTGATACAATTTATAATCCTAATGAAATAGAGTTACCAGAACATTTAATAATTCATGAGGAAACTCATATGAAACAACAGGGAGATGATCCTGATGGTTGGTGGGGTAGATATCTAATTGACTTCGCTTTTAGAATGGAGCAGGAAGCGGAAGCCTACGCTAATCAGTATGATTTTATATGTAAAAGCGTTAAAGATAGAAATCGTAGGAATTTAATACTTTTAGATTTATCAAATATACTATCCTCTCCGATGTATGGAAGCGTACTTAATTTAATGGATGCCTATAATTTGATTAAAAGTTATGTAAAAACAAAATGAACCACTACAATCATCAATTTTTCAATATAAAGAATGACGTTTTATATACGGTGCATAAAGGTGTTTCTGTCGGAGTGTCTACTGCTCCAAAAAATTTAAAAGAAGTTCCAAACTCAATCCACGTCGTTTGTGTGTGCGTCTACTGCGGACAGGTTCGCCATGTCTATGCCGACGGCACAATAGAAATCAAACAAGAATATGGCAAAGTCAAACAAGACGACATTTGATTATTACAATATTCATGACTGGATAATTAGAGAAAAGATAAAAAATGAGAAAGGCGATTTAATAGAATTTGATAACCATCCATTTTTATATGATATCTACGCAGACCAAGCCCAACGACTAACCATCATGAAAGCGGCGCAGGTAGGACTAACAACCTGTGAAATGCTTAAAAACCATTTTGATGCTAAAAAGTATAAGATGGATATAATTTATACTTTACCGACTGATAGTGATGTAAGAGTGATGGTAGGAGGTAAAACAAACAGAATCATCGCCAATAACCAATGTATGCTTGATGATGTAGCTGATAAGGATTCTATTGAGGTTAAACAGGTTGGCGGTTCAATGATTTACTACCGAGGTACTTGGACTAAAAAGTCAGCTATGATGACTCCAGCTGATAGGGTAACGCATGATGAAAAAGACAGCTCTAAATTAGAAGTTATAGCTGATTATCAAGCTAGACTTCAACACTCTAAATTCAAGCAAACACACACATTTAGTCACCCTAGTCTACCTGAAACAGGAATCCATAACGACTGGCTTCAAAGTGATCAGAAGCATTGGTTCTTTAAATGCCCTAGTTGCAATCATTGGCAATACCCTTCTTGGAGTACTGAGGATGAAAAGAAGATGTCTATTGATTTTGAAAAGAGGGCGTTTGTCTGTAAAAAATGCCGTAAAGTAATACCAGAGTATGCTCGTTGGGATGGACAATGGGTGGCGAAATACCCTGACCGAAAATGGTCTGGTTACTGGGTGCCACTTCTTATATGTCCATGGGTAACAGCTGGAGAATTGATTGATAAATTTCAACATCCCGACACTACTCCAGAGTTTTTTAATACTAAAGTGCTTGGTATACCATTTGCTGATGCAAGCTCAAAACTTTTACGTAAGAGCTTCTTCCAAAATCTAACAGGGAAACCATACGCCCCAGATACCACTGAGAGAGTAATAATTGGAATAGATACGGGGCTTAGGCTTGATTATGTAATGGGTAATAAATATGGTTTATTCTTTCATGGTGATTGTGATGATTACGGTACACTTGATGGTATAATGAAAAGGTGGCCAAAGGCGATTGCTTTTATAGACGCTGGAGGTGATTTAATAGGTTCAAGGGCATTTGCTGAACGCTGGATAGGAAGAGTGTATCTTTGTTATTTTGTAGGTGATAAAAAGACAAACGAGCTATTTAAGTTTGGCTCAAAAGATGAAAGAGTAACAGTGTCCATAGAAAGAAATCGTGGCATCCAATTAGTAATAGATGAATTTAGAACCAAGAGAATACCAGTTCATGGCACTGAGCAAGATTGGTTTGAATATTGGACAGATTGGAATAATTTATCTAAATTAAAAGTATTAGACCCAGATACGGGCGTGACGAAAGGTTATAAGTGGATGCGAGCTGGTCGTGACCATAGGGCGTTAGCGACAATCTGTTGGCGAGCTGGTATGAGTAGGTTTGCAAGTATGGGTGAAATTGTTACACCTCAAGATATCCCAAAGCAAAACAGTTATTCGCTTAATCCTGATGGTTCTGTAAGTTTTAATCCGCATGAGATGTTTGATAATATAGAACAGTCAGAAGAACATGATTGGAGGGTTGATTAGCTTGGGGATAAGTAAGGTTGCTATTCAAATTAAAATAAGTGTGATATAATATAATTAATTATAATTTATAAATAAAAATATGAGTGAACAAATTTGTATACAAGGTCATGTTTATATTGGGAAGTCGTGTGAACGATGTGGTTACGTTACTCCCGAACCTGAAAAAGTCGAGAAAGAATTAAATGAAGAAACTAACATGGAAGAAAATAATCAAAACGAGAAATATACTCAAGCTGATGAAACTCCTAATACTGAATCAACTGAATCAGAAGTAGAATCTACTCCAGAGAAAGTAGATGAAAGCGATGGAGAAGGTAAATTATCTGAATCAGAAGTAGAAAATAACGAAACTGCTCCTGACGAAGCTAAACCAGAGAGTGAGTAAAAAATAACAATTACCGTAACAACGAAATCTGTCCACTAATAGACTGCTGACTTATATAGTTAGTAGTCTATTTTTTAAAAAATAAATGACATCAAATATAGATATAGCCAGTTTTATCTCCTTAGGAGATGATTTAAATAAGAGACCAACAGACGGCTCTGATGAGTTTAAACTTGGTGTAGTATCAGAAAAACTACCAGAGTTAGAATTAACAATGTCTGACGAAGATATCGTTAAACTAGCTGATAAATGGGAGCGGGCTTGGCGTGACTCTGCTAAAAAACAGGAGTGGGACAAGATGTGTGAAGAAAACGAGAATTATTGGCTTGGTAAACAATTTGATACTCCAAAAGCGGATAAGAACCGTGCTAACGTAGATAACGCTATATTTGAATCATTGGAAACGTTCTTACCTCAAGCTACTAGACGAAATCCTGAACCATTAGTAACTATTAAATCTACAGACTTACCTGACGGAGGCGACCCTACACCTCAACAAACAGCTTATGTAACTAAAGTGAAGCGCCGATTAACCGATATTGCTGATGAGACCAAACTCCGCCTTAAACTTAAAAAAGCCGCTAGACACTGGGCGATATTCCTTATTGGAGTAGTAAAGTATGGTTGGGACTTAGATAAAGATATGCCTGCTATTCGTGTGACCAGACCGAAGAAACTCATACTAGACCCTGATGCGACCATTGACGAAGACGGGTACACTGGTAACCGCATAGGTGAATATCGTAAAATGGAAGCCTCTAAAATATTGGCCATTATAGGTGATAATGAAAAAACGGAAAAAGCCAAAGAAAAAATAAATGAAATTGCTAAAGATGATCTTGCAACTGAAATCCAATTTATAGAATGGTGGACTCCACAATATTTCTGTTGGAAGTTAGGAAATATAATTCTTCTTAAAAAGAAAAACCCTCACTGGAATTATGATAATGAACAACCAGCTGAAAGCGTTGATGATTATGGAAACGCAGTTCAGGAAATAAAAACAAATATCGGTCATAATCATTTACCTGTTCCGTCAATGCCTTATTCATTCCTTGTGGTTTATAACTTAGGTGACCAGCCAATGGATAAAACATCTCTTATTGGGCAGAACCTTGCTAATCAAGACAGAATAAATAAACGAAATCGTCAAATTGACAAAAGTACTGATAGAATGATTGGTGGAATGGTAGTATCTCTTGCTCGTTCAGGTTTAACTAAATCACAAGCACAAAATGTATCAGAAGCACTAAGAAGAGGTGGAACAGTTTGTATACCTGACGGCTCACCTCGTGAAGCAATTGATGATTATCAACCCGCTAGTCTACCAGCAGATGTGTTTGTTCAACTTAATGACACTAGAAATCGCCTTAGAGATATATTTGGCACGACAGGCTCAACTCCAGCAGGAATTCAAAATGAGGATACTGTACGAGGTAAAATAATTACTCACGGACTTGATACCGACAGAATAGGCGGTGGTATAACTGAATATTTAGAACAACTAGCTGATGATATTTATAACTGGACTGTACAACTTCTTTATGTCTACGATACTGGATTTCAATTTATACAAGGAGCAAAACCGCCCCGAATAGTAGTATCGGTAAAAGAGGGTTCGCTTCTACCAAAAGATAGTATTGCCATCGCTAACCAAGCAATGGAATTAGCAGGAATGAATAGGATGTCTAACATTGATTTATATAAACGTCTTGACTACCCGAACCCAGAGGAGATGGCCGCTAATGTGTGGCTTGAGGTGAATGCCCCACAGATACTCTATCGAGATAATCCGTTAGTCCAACAAGTAATTCAGATGCAACAACAAGCCGCCGAACAGCAATCGCAAATAGAAGCTCAAAAAGATACTCAAGCTCATGGCCGTGATATCCAAAAAGAAATATTAAAAGGAGAATTAAAAAATAAAGAAAGGTCGTTATTATCAGAAGTTAAACAAAAATAATGAGAGATATAGAACCAAAAGTAGAAGAACATATGAATGCGATAGTAGGAGAGGGTCCGTCAAAAAAGAAAGAGTCAATAAAAATATATCCTAGACTAAGAATGGAACATCAGTTCTTTCCTGAAGCCAAGAAATGGGAGGTTAGTGAAGAATATACAGTTACTTTAAAATTAAAAATGACAGGACTTTCAATAAGTAAATTTCAAAACGATTCAGAATTTGATATTATTGGCGTAGATATCAAATCTAAAAAATAAACGCTATGGGCGCAATTAATAAGAGGTCATCGCCCAGCCTCACAAAAATACAATGACTGAAGAAACAAAGATGCAGTTCAATGAGGATGGATTTCCAGTCCAACCATCAGTGAACGAGGAGAACGATAACTCCTCTGCCTCATCAGCAGTTGAAGAAACGCCCAGTGACACGACTCCATCGTCTGAGGAGGATAATACAGACGTAAACAAAGGTGGCACTGAAAAAAAAGATGAACAGAACTTCGCTGATCATCCACGCTGGAAAGAGCGTGAGGAAGATTGGAAAGAACGCTTTAACCAACAAGAAGAGCGTCATACGACAGAACTAACGAAGATTAGAGAGGAAATCGATAATAAATTCAAAGCCAGTCGAGGTAATGAAAATATCGAAATTCCCTCATGGTTTGGTAGCGATGACCCTGAGGTATGGAAAGCATATCAAGCAGATTTAGACCAAAGAATCTCAGCTGCTAAAAAGGCGGCTAAAGAGGAAGCATTAGGTGAAATTACCAGTAAAACCACTGCTGAACAAAAAGCGATTAATGATGCCACTGAATTCTTAAATGAAAAGGTTTCTGAAATTGAAACTGATAAAAATATCAATCCAGAAGGCGTTAAAGTTGATCGTAATAAACTTCTCAAATTCGTTTTAGATAACGAACTTGTAGATACTAAAGGCAGATGGAATTATAGAGCTGGTTGGATCATGATGAATGGTCAACCTACATTAAATACTAATACTAATAAAGATAAAAAGAATCTAGCTGGTGCGACCATATCAGATAAGGGTGCCGAAACTAAACCATCAACTGTCATGACCTCCGAGGACTTTTCAAAGCCCGGTAGTAGGCCATGGTAGTCACCCTTATTATTAACTTATAAATTAAGATGGCAGAATTATATGGACAGAGGATTCAAACTACAGTACAGCAAAAATACTTGCCTTTTTTAGTTGACACAATCTTAAATTCTAATGTTTTATTTCAACGTGTAGTGCGTGGAGCTAAAGCATGGAGTGGTCGCACTCTAAGAGTGCCAATCAAAGTTTCTAAGAACTCTACTGGTCAGTCATTCCGAGGTTTTGATACATTTTCAACTTCTGCGACTGACAATAGACAGTTTTTAGAATTTACCCCAAGTTTCTATCAAATTACTTGTGCTTTGCCAGGTGATGAGCTTGCAGTAGCTGACACCGAGGATAAAGTACTTGATTTAATGAAACTCACAATACAATCTGACACCGAAGATATGGCCGATGATTTAGGCACGATTTTTTATTCAGATGGAACAGGAAATTCAAGTAAAGACCCATTAGGTCTAGGTGCGTTAGTAGATAATGGAGACTCCGTTGCTACATTAGGTGGCCTTTCTAGGTCTACTTACACAACACTGAAGTCGACAGTCACTGCTTCTGGTGGTACTATGACACTCGCAAAATTAGATACACTTTGGTCAGCAGTCAGCTCTGGTACTCAAAAGCCAACAGCTTTCTACACAACTGAAACAGTATTCAATCTTTACGGACAATTACTTCGTCCACAGGAGAGAATAAATAAAGAAGCAGGCAGAATGAAAGGCATGGTAGGTGGTACGGGTTTTACATCATTAGAGTACAATGCTAAACCAATTATGGCAGATGAGAAGTGTACATCAGGCGCTCTTATTGCTTTAAATGAGGACTTCGTTGATTGGTACGGATTAAAGTTCTTTAACTCAAAAGCAATTTCTTACAAGAGCCAGATTAAAGGTAATGATTACGATGCTCCGATTGGATTAGGATTTTCATGGAGTGATTGGATTGTTCCTGATAATGCTGGCGCAGTAGTTGGTCACATTTATTTTGGAGGTCAGTTTATTACAACCAATCCAAAGCGACACGGAAAACTTACGGGTATCAACAGTATATAGTCTAGTGATAGCACCTTGACATTTAGAAACCAGTTATGATAAAATGATGGGATGAGAACCATCCCTGAAAACATAACGAAAGATTTATTACATCAGCTGTATGTTGCCGAAGGTAAGTCGTGCCTTCGCATCGGAAAGTTGTTTAATAAATCCACAAAACAAGTAAGCCGTTATCTAAAGAAATTCGGAATTAAAGCTAGACCTTTCTCTACAAAAGGACTACAAGTCAGACTAGGTGCAGTTCTCTCTAAAAAAACAAAGGACAAAATCAGAAAAAAACATCTTGGCAAAAGACTTTCTCAAAAACATAAAGAAAAAATCAAAATATGGATGTTAGAAAATAAACCTTTCGCAGGAAGACATCACTCGGAAAAGTCTAAAGAAAAATTGAGAATAAAAATGACTGGACGAAAACTAACCCCCGAACATCGAGCAAAAGTTATCAAGACATTGATACTGGGAGATGTAAAAGGAGAAAAAAGTCATGGATGGAAAGGTGGAGTATCTCCTATCAACGCTCGAATAAGAAGTCAAAAACCAATGCGATAATGGAAAAAGAAAGTAAAGGAAAGAGATAATTATACCTGCACCATTTGTGGGTTTTATAGTAAAGGTAATCATGCAGATCACATTAAAAGATTTATTGATTACCCAAAATTGCGAACTTCTTTAGATAACGGACGAACATTGTGTTCTAAATGCCATCGTAAGACGGATACTTACGGAAATAAAACCAAATTAGTAGGAATTCTGGCATCTAGTCGATAGCCAAGTTCACCCCTTGACCCCGAGTAACGGGAGAGGGTTAAATGATAAAAACAAAATGGCATATTTAACAGAAGGTTTAATCGAAGAGGCACTTCCTGTCGTCAAATATCATGGGCTGAATACCAACAAGAATGTTCAAGTTGGCGGTTCAGCCAAGGTAGATTTTTCAAATTCAACTGGAACGTTCAAGTTTCCAACTGGTGAGATTACAGGAAATGATAGTGTCGCATTGGCGGCAACATTCGCTGAAATCAACAGTATCGCGGATGAATCCGCAAGAATTGTAAATGTTACAGCGGCGACTTTAACAGTCACGCAAGCGACTCACAGTGGAAAAATCATCATTCTTAATAGAGCGGCTGGAATAGAGGTAACGCTTCCTGCGGCTTCTGGTAGCGGTGGTTGGTATCGATTCATAGTCGGTACTACATTTACTGGTGCATCCACAATCAAAGTGGTCGGTGATGACACTATGATAGGAACTGCTACTCTCTTCCAAGATGTTGGGGATACAGTAGTTGGGTTTGCGGCTGGTGGCACTGACGATACAATTGATATGCTTGGCACATCAAACTCCACAGGAGGTATTGCAGGTGAGAAAATCGAACTTATCGACATTGCCGCAGACTTATGGGCAGTAACTCTAGTAAGCGATGCTGGTGGCACAGAAGCCACTCCATTTAGTGCGACAGTTACATAAAGTCGAATATTATTAATCAATTAAATAAAAAATATGACATCATCATTATCAGGTTTCGCAACGATTGCTGGTCAAGATATTCTTGACGAGTCTTCGTCCCAGGTTCATGTCTTGGGTACTTACATGGAAACCAATGACGGAAGAGGATTTCGTTATTGTAAAGTTGGTGCAGTAGCCACAGTCGCTGGAAAAGTCTATCAAGGGAAAGCTCTTGATGCTACTAATGACCAGCCATCAGGTGGTCACGCAGTGGCCGCTGCCGCTATTGGCGCAACAGAGGTGGTAACCACAGCAACCCTTACTGCTACAGTAAATGAATTTGCTGGCGGATATCTAGCAGTCGTTGTTACTCCAGGAGAGGGATACACTTACAGGATTAAAGGAAACACTGCCGCTTCGGCAGCTGTCTGTACTTTTACCCTTGAAGACCCTATTCAGGTAGCTTTAACAACTTCTTCAAGAATTATTGTTACAGCTCACCCATATGACGGAGTAATAATTGAACCAGGTACTCCAACAGCTAGAATAGCTGGAGTGGCTCCTACAATCATTACTGCCGCTTACTATGGCTGGTTGCAGACGAAAGGTGCTTGCTCGGTTCTTTTTACAGGAACTGGAGCAGCAGGTAAAGTCGTAGGTTCTCTTACTGGTGGTACTTCTGGCTCAATGGCTCCAGCTATTGCAGCTACGAATATCGGTGGTGAACACATGGCGACAGGTATATCGGGTGAATACTCGATGATTTATCTTCGCATAGATTAGTTCTCGTCCTCGCCTCACTCTCCCCCTTTATGGGGGAAGTGATGAGGCGGGGAAACAAAAGACCTACGAAATAAATTAATCTGGATACGTAGGCGCCAGTGGGCATAAAACGGATGACTGCCCCTCCGTATAATAAAATTATGAAAAAATCAGCGTTATTTACGAATTTTACAAATCAAGAGTTTATAGGTTGGTGGGATGGTAAATCTAGAAAGTATCCTCCAGGTAAATCTGAATGGATGCCAGATTATTTAGCTCAACATTTTGCTCTAGGTCTTACAAATCAAGAATTAATAAGAGTAGATAAAAGAGGTAATCCTATATATAAAGATGGTGAAAAATTTACCTCACCTAAATTTCCTGAACAAGTCCCATTATTTATGAAGTTATTCAACCAAGCCTATAAACCAGAAGAATCTGAAGAAGAAGAAATTGGGGATAATAACAATGATATAGAATCATTAATTGATTCAGTTAATAAGAATAAAGAGGTTGATAGACTTAAATCTTCTAAAAATCAAGACCCAACTAAACCCCAAGTAATTATTCCGCCAGATTTTGACGAAGATGATGAATCTGAAGAATCATTTAAAGGAAAACCAGTCGATAAAACATTAAAAGATAAATAATATGGCACAAATCACATCGGCATTCTCAAGAGATGCAAATGGAGTCCCTATATGGACTGACGGAATAATAACTAAAAAAGAACATACATTCAGCGATGCTGCTGGATCGGGTGCAGTGGGAACTGTTGCTTTATTTACAGTTACTGGAATTGTCTACGCTAAAGTAATTGGTTTTTGTAATACTGACTTAGTTGGGGCGGCTACTTTAGAGGTAGGTGTTACAAATGATACTGATTTATGTTTAGCGCAAATTGCTAATGCGACTACTCTTGATGAAGATGAACTCTATGTTGATGCGACAACGGCAAAATTTAAAGCAGTAACAGATTCAGTACCGCCAGAAAATATCATAACGACTGATATATTTGCGACAGTTGGTTTAGCTGATATAACGGCTGGTCAAGTGGATTTTTATTGTATTTGGCGACCTATATCAGATAACGGAAATGTAGTAGCCGCTTAATATGAAGCTTCTTGACGCTCAAGAAATAAAAGAAGAAAAAACCAAAGCCATCGAAAGTAGGTTAGATAAAGTTAAAAAATTATCGCTCGAGGAGTTACGTCTTACAAAATCAATAAACAGTCTTAGATTAGAAGAAAAGAAAGTAAAAGAACACAATAAAAGTCTTATATTAGATAATGAAGCTACTCTGAAAGTTAAAAAAAGCGTCCTTCAAAATGAAGTAGATATTCTAGAATCAAGAAAATCTATTGCCTTAACACCAATTAAGATTCAACAGGATAAATTAGACAAAGAAAAGAAAGAACTCGAAGAACAAAGTAAATTATTAATTCAACTTAAGAATGATACTAAAAAAACTAGAGAATCTTTAATTGAAAAGATAGAAAGTTTGGATGATAAAAAAGACCTTTTGAAATCATTAGAGATAACCCTAAATCATCGTTCAAGTTCAATATCAGCCGCTGAAAAAGAAATTAAAAGGTCTACAGAAGAATTGGGTAAAAAATGGGTAGAGTTTCATTTAGAAGTTTCTAATAAATTAGAACAGCTAAACTCTACCGAAAAAGAATTATTAGACAGAGAAAAACAAATTAAATACGATAAAGAAATAAACGAATCAATCCGACTATCAAACAAAGCTGAATCGGATAGATTAACTCAAGAACGTAGATCTATCCACGATTCTTATATAGCTTTAGAACAAGCAAAAAAACACTTAAACATAAAATGAGTTCTCAAACAAAAACAGTTGCAGGTACAGTATCAAATAATTCAGCTAATGGTACAGTTGCTTGGAGTGATGTAGCTAATGCAAAAACAAGTAATGATTCATATGCGACTGTAGTTTTATCTAATCAAAGTTCGCAATGGATTTTCGCTACAGATTTTGGATTTACAATTCCAACTGGATCTGTTATTGATGATTATGTGGCTTCAATAGAGATTAAATCTGATTCAGGATCTTATACTAGAACTGATTGGGCATACACACTTATAAAAGGAGGAGTTAATCAAAACGACAATGACATAGGAGACAATGATACATTAGATACGACAGAAAAATTTATAAATTTAACAGATTCAACCGCTTTTCATTTAATAGGATATACTATAGATGATATAAATGATTCAGGTTTTGGAATGGGTTGGAGAATTGCTAATATTATAACTGACACTATATCAATAGACAGCTTTAAGATAGTTATAAATTATACTGAGTCTGGTTTTGTTAGAGATGCCGTTAAAGATGATAACAATATAAACACTGTAACAGCCATAAGTAATGCTAATGGAAGTGATGTAGTTAGATTATCAGCTAATCCTACTACTCATTTATTACAAGTAGATGATAATACCACAGGGACTGATAGTGGAGGTTCTTCTGCAAAACATGATAATAATATGGTAACAACTTTAATAGCCGTTTCAGAAAGTGATGGCGAAACTCCAGTTGCTCTATACGCCGATCCAGAAAATGGACAATTATTAGTAGATACAACATAAAAATTATGCCATTCCAAAAAGGAAATAAATTAAATATTGGCAAAAAACATTCACTAGAGTCTAAAAGTAAGATGAGTCTTGCAAAAAAAGGTAAAAAATATCCTAAAATGAGTGAAAGAAATAAAATAATGTGGAAAGACCCAGAATACAGAAAAAAGATGTCAGATGTTCACAAAGGTAAACTAAAAGGTATTCCAAACTTTAAATTGAGAGGCAGTGGAAGTCATTTGTGGAAAGGCGGAGTTACTTCAATAAATAAGTCGATAAGATCATCTTTGCAATATAAATTATGGAGAGAATCAGTTTTTAAGAGAGATAATTTTACTTGTGTCTGGTGTGGTTCAAAAAGTGGGGATGGGAAAACTGTAGCATTAAATGCTGACCACATCAAACCA